ACGTGCAACCCGCGCTTCGCCTACGTGCAACCCGCGCTTCGCCTACGTGCAACCCGCGCTTCGCCTACGTGCAACCCGCGCTTCGCCTACGTGCCTCCTTCATCAATTCACCCGCCTTCACGCTGCCCACACGCCGCCCTTCCTCCATTTATCTGAAGAAAATCTTCAGTCGTAAGTGTCCGTAGAAATCAGCTACTTACAAGAAACCACTCACCTCTGCTGAAAATAAATGTTGCCTTTTCTGAAGAAATAAACGAGAGTTCAAATCGTGCAAGGGAAATTCCTTCCCAAGCCAAACAAAACCAAAAAGAAAAAAAGACTAAAATGAAAACAAAATTCGAAAATCTCGCCAAAAATACCGAAAAGCGCAACAAAGCTGCTCTTGTCTTCGCAAGAAAAGTTTCTGCCGACAAAACCGCCCGCCCTGCAGACCGCGAAGCTGCAAATCGCGTCATCGCCACACTCACCAAGTAATTCACCGCCCTTTCACCCGCTCAAAACCAAAACACAACCTAAACCAAAAAGAAAAAAAGACTAAAATGAACACAACAACTCAAACCGAAACCGTCAACAAAACTTCCGCTGAAATCAAAGCCTTCAATGAGCTCAACTCAGCAGCAATCGAAGCGGGTCTGATGACCCTCCAAGTTCAGTCCGAATCCGCCGCCCGTGCCGAGCTCAAAGCCGCCGCCGCCGCCGAAGCTTCCGCCAAGGCCAAGGCCAAGGCTGATGCCCGCGATCTCAAGCTCAAAAACATCGTCATCGCCGCTGGCGGAAACACCGCCGCCTTTGAGCTCCGCCCTTACTACACCAACACAGGTTCGGTGTTCCGCACAGGAAACCTCAAAGGTTTCCGTCTCACATGGGCATACGGCGAAGGTGCCAATTACCCACTCAACGCCCAAGGCTTTTTGAACTGGGAAAAAATTGAGGCCAAGGTCATCGAAGTCGTCAACGCTCAGAAGGCTGTCCGTCTTGCCGAAGCAGCCAAAGCAGCCAAGCTCGCTGCGGGCAAAGCCGACCTCGGCGAAATCCTCACTGCCCACAACAAGGCGATGGGTGGCACCGAGCGCAAGGCTGAGGCCAATGGTGACGGAACCTTCCGCCTGTTCAGCGAGCGTTTCGTGAACAACTTCCATCGCTCAGGTGGCCACTGGACTCAAGACACGGTTCACGCCGCTGTCACCGCTGAGCAGATCGCAGCACTCACCAAAGCCAAGCTCGCCTACGCCGCTGCCGTCAAAGCCATCCTCGCCAAGTAACACAACCCGCCGCCCGTTTACCAACACACAACCTAAAACCAAAAATACGACCATGAAAACCAAAACCAATACCAACCTCCGGTCTGCCAATAAAAACCGCGCCCTGCCCAACGTTGCGCTCGCGACACACAAAGCCTCAATCGTCAAAGCAGCCAAAGCCATCAAGGCGGCGAACACCCAAATGAGCAAGGCTCTTGGCGCCACCTACAATGCCGTCATCACCGCCGCCAAGCGGGCGGCTGACGCCGCCGACGCCGCCTATGATGTGTTCGTCACCGCTTCCAACCGCACCCGCCACGAGAAGAAAAAGGTGTGGAAATTGCTGGCCGAAAAAGCCGACAACCTCATGGACGCGGAGTTCGCCTTCGCCGACGCTTACGAGGCTCAATACGCCGCCGACGAAGCTGCTTACGAAGCCGACGCCGCCATCCGCAAAGCCTTTGATAAACTCGCCAAGTAATTCACCATGAGAACCTTTCAAATCCACAAGCAAAAACCCATCACCAAAACCGCGCCAATTCAACCCACAAACAACACCATGAAAACCACAACCATCATCACCGTCGTCGCCGACCCATCCATCCCTGCCTGTTTCCAAATCGTCGCCAGTCTTCCGCCGGAAGGCGACGCCGCCCGCGCTCTTGTGCTCAGCGAAATCGTCAAGGTCATCCCCATGCTGCCGAGCGGCGTGTTCCGGTGCTTTTCGCTCACTGGCCTTGGCGAAGCTATGTTCGCCTTGGAAAAACACTTCCTTGCCCATGCAGCGTTCGCCATTGAGGTGCGCCCGCCGCTCTTCGCCGAGTTGGCCAAGCACACCTTGCTCATCGCACCTAAAACCTCCTCCCTTCCGGAAGCCTCCAAGCCAGCCACCTCGCGTGGGCATTGTGCCCTTCATGGCTGGCAATCCGCCTTTGGCAAGGACATCCTTTGTCCATACTGTGAAGGATTCGTCGCACAGGAAGCCTCCACACAGAACATCATCCACCAAGACGGTGCACTCTCAATTGAGTTTCGCAAGACAACAGGCGAATATTTTGTTCACGAAAAAGGAGCAGGAGCCTGCACATTCGCAGGCTTGTCGGATGCTGTTGGATATTTTAGTGAGCGTTATTCTGCTCTAAACCCTCCGCCATTCCGGCAGTCGCCGCCGAAACCCTCCTCCCTTCCGGCAGTCGCCGCCGGAACCATCACCATCTACGGGGACGTGACCCACAAGTCGCGGGATTGCATTCGGGTGGTGCCGGATGATGCTGCTGGAATCCCCGCGGCCTCGCCTGTCATCTTCATAATCGGTTCCCTCACCTGCTCAGCTGCGCTCGCCGAAACCGTCGTGCAAGGCGACCGTGTTCAAATGCAGTTCGCCAAGAATCGCTCAGGCTTCACCGGATGGGTGCTCACGAAAAAGATCGTGGGTGAAAAATAAGCTTGCCTTTCGAAAAGATTTCACCGTCCTTTCCAACTCAACCTACAAAAAGCTAAAAATATGATAACAGAAATCGAATCCGACATCCTTCGCAAGGTGGTCAAACTGCTCGCCCTTGCCAATCCTAAGAACGGAGCCACACCCGCCGAAATGCAAACAGCAATGGCCAAGGCACAGGAGCTCATGACCGAGCACGGCATTGGGATGGCAGATGTTGATGTGGCCACCGCCGAGCGCGAACTGGGAGCCTCACCGGAACAGTTCAACATGACGCGGGAAGATGTCACGATGCCTTATCGGGATCGCTACGACTTTGACCTCAATGTCGGTCGCATCCTCAAGAAGTGCTTCGGGGTGCGAATTGTGTTCACCTCGAAGTTCGTGCCGGATCAGGACACACGCTTCGCCTACTCAATCCTCGGGGACGAGTTTGACGTCAAGGTGGCTGTCGCCACACTGCCCATCCTCCACGCTGCCATGCGCAGCGGCATCCGCGCCTACCTCAAGGAGCTTGGCCAGAAGTGGACAGCAGCCGTCGGTCGTCCCTACTACGATGGCCTTGAGCAAGGCTACTGCTCCGGAAGCGAGCAAGGGCGCGCACGCGCCTGTGCACAGGCGAAGAAGAAGGACACCGACGCCTATGCCATCGTCCTTGTGGACAAGAAGGAGGCTGTGTGCAAGTTTGTTGAGAAGGAATATCCAACACTCCGGAACATTCGCTCAGGTCACTCGCACCAGAACAACTCCGCCTACACCCGTGGCTACACCGACGGGAAGTCCATGGACCTGTCCGGAAACAAATTGAACTAAACACCAACATGAAACACACCACTGATTATCAAATTCAGCAAAACTTGACCAACCATCGCCGGATGCAATTATTCAAACAGCTGATTGCTCTCGCACTCGCTGAGACTGTCGCCTTCACCACCATCTCCTTCTTACTATGAACTACAAAACAACTGTCGTCACTCCGTGGCACAATCCCATTCAATTCAAACTCTTCACCGATGCATGGAACATCGGTCATCCCTGTCCAAACTTCCTGCCAGTCCACGATGCTCACCGGATGGGGTGTGCACAAACCAAGAATCGTGGCATTGAGCTTGCCATCAAGCAGGGTGCCGACATCGTCATCATCCTCGACGATGACTGTCTGCCGACCGAAGAAATGTTGGTTCAGCTGCACGCCAACGAAACACCTCCTCTGCAGGCATTCATCGATGCGCACGTGGCCTCGCTCACCACACCCTTGGCCATTCCGCTGTTTGCCCAAGTCACACAACCACGCTCCCGTGGCACACCCTATGAGCAATTGTCCATTGACCTTGCACCTGCAGCCTCCATGGGCTATTGGGAGGACATTGGCGACTACGATGCTTGTTGCCAGCTTGTGCACGGAGCACACATGCCAATGATGTTTCAGCGCGGTGGCATCTACAATCAATACTTTGCCATGAGCGGGATGAACATTGCCTTCTGGGCAACGGACTGGCCATGGTTCAAGTTTGTGGATGTGCCGCGCTTCGACGATATCTGGATGGGATTCCTTTTCCAGAAGTATGCCTATCACCGTCGGAAGTGCATCAGCCTGAATGGCCCAAGTGTCTCCCACTCGCGCCAAAGCAATGTCTGGAACAACTTGAAGTTGGAGGCTGAGCACCTTGAGGACAACGAGACATTTTGGCAAAATGTCTTCCATTTCTGTCCAGAAAAGGGAGTCCTCAGTCGGGAAGTCCTCCTCACATTCCTCGCGGAAGTTTCTGACAGTAAAATCAAACCAATAATTATTGACCTACTATGAAAACAATAACTGAAAGAGCAGCCCTCGTGCTGCAAGAAATAGACTGAAACATTATGAACGACGACCAACTAAAACAACTGCTCGCCAAGATGCTGCCAGAGACGGTGCATTTTTCCCACAGTGGAGAACTTTGCTTGTCACGTGGATGGCGAGACTCTTACCTATTTGTCCGAGTCCTCGACACCCAACTGCTCCACCTTTGCAGCTTGGTGGAAGAGAGGCTGACGGATAGTGAATATATCACCTTCGCACACACCTTAAACGAAGCATGGATGCGTGACGTTAAACCACCGACAAACCGCATCGCCTTGTGTCGTTCCGCTTCCGCCACATGGCAGCAGCGAACCACCGCACTCGCGCTAGTGAAGGGGGTGACGTTGTGAGCACCACACCGAGAACCGAACGTGTCTGGAACCACGCGATGGATAACTATCCCGCGAAACTACCCGAAGGAATTGCTAATTTCGCACGCATCCTTGAACGCGAACTTACCGCCGTCACCGCAGAACGGGATAGGTTGCTGTCCGAGATTGCGGACGAGCGCGCCAAAAAGTCAGATGCGCTGATTGCAGCGGTCGAAGATTTAGTCCGGCTCGATACCGAACTCGCCGACATGACCGCCGAGCGGGACGTGCTTCAACAGAATTATACTGCGCTTTGGAACGGTAGCGTCCACAACGCGCTTCGTTCTGAAAAAGCAAAGGCAGAATCCGAGCGGGACAAGGCAAAAGAGCTTCTCGTATTCGTGGAAAGGTGGGCAAACCATCACGGGCAAAAAGATTTCATGTCCGCCGAGCAGACGCTTTCGATAATTCAACACCACCCCGACATCGAGGCAATCACCGAGTCCTACGCAGACGGCAAGATTCCAGAGACGCCGAATCCGTGGAAGGAACTCACCGCCATGACCGCCGAGCGGGACGCGCTAAAAGAGGAAGTGATAGACTGGCGGCAGGGCAGTGATGCAGAAGCACACGCACACGACGAGGCTCGCGCCAAACTTGCCGCCATGACCGCCGAGCGGGATGCGCTGTGCGAACAACTCCGAGCCATACAGGAAGAGGCCAAGATTGCCTTCAGCCACACGACAAACCCCATTGTGACTGATATGACCCTTTCCATCGGCAAGCATTGTGTGGATGCACTTGAGGGAGACGACAGGCCTTCTCAATAAGGTCGCGCCTCGGCAATTGGATTGTTCTCAACTCTCCCTCCAGGGACAGCACTCGCTGACCACTTCTCATACTCATGGACGAGCGTTTCCTTCTCTGCACTCGCCCACACTTCGTGGCGACGCACACTCCACGCTCTAATCTGGCTTCCACTGCTCAGCCTGACTTGACCCAGCTGCCTGCACCCAGACCCGTGCAATGCACGTCCTAGGCTCTGCAGCGAGGTGTTATGGCGAAGGTTCGCAGGCAGAACATCCATCAGGTGACTCGTGCTCACGAGATCCGATGAGAATGGCCACAGTTCATTCTCAATGCAGTCCAGCACCCATGCCACCAATGGTGGCGAGGACATGGCAATGACCTCCTTTTTGCCATGGGTCATGGGTGCGTGGCCAAGGTGCTTGAACTTGCTCAGATCTCTGTCGAGCATGAACTGCCAGATGCACCCAATGTTCTCCCGAGACCAGTTCCACAGCTTCTCGTAGTAGCCACCCTCCTTCACAGCTGCTGGCGAAAAGATTATGCAGTAGCGACGATCACTTTTGTCAATCAGGATGGCATCCTCGTGGTTGGTGAACATGAGGATGTTGAACACATTGGCCTGCTCATAGGCTGGCTTGTGCATTTCGCGCACTGTCGTCGTGCTCTCCGTTATCATCGGCTTGAGCTTGTTCATCAACTCCAGTCGGCCACGTGCCATGACCTCCTCAATGATGACAAGCTGAGCCTTCTTTTGCCATGCAGTGTAAACCTCGTGCACAGCCTCATTCGTCGGTGTGCTCACGTTGTGTGCTCCGAGGATCGCTCTCATGATCCAGCCAATGTAGCTCTTCCCTGTGCCTTGCAAGCCTTGGAGCATCAGTGCCCACAGAATCTTCTTGCCAGGATTCTGAATATTGAAGGCGAGCCAGTCCAGCATCACACCACGCTCTGCCTCGTCTGGGATCATATACTCGCAGTGAGACAGGAACTTATCCACGGCACCCGCCTTGGGGACAAGGTCGGTGTTGGGACGCCACAGATTGAAATACTTCTTGTCACCCTCGGAGAAAATAATCTCCCGAGCAGGAGTGTAGGTTGGCAGATCAACCTTCTGGAATGCAGGATTGCTCAGAGCGCGCAGGGCTGGGTCGCCCTTTATCTCGTGGCAGTAGCGGTCGCGGAACTGCTCCTTGTCAATTTCAATCAGCGTCTTCGTGTGGACGAATCGCTTTGTGCCCACCACATACACCCAGTCCTCAGGAAGCTCTGCTGTCAGCATTTCCTTGATGAACTTGTCAGCCTCGTCCACTGGCATCTGGCGAATGGCATCCGTCTTCCCTGCCACGAGCACATCGTCAATGCCTTTGCCTGCATCGGCTGGCCAGTCCTCAATCGCCACCTTGACACCTGCCTCTTTCAGTGCACTGTAAAGACTCGCCAGTGCCTTCCCCACCACAAAGTCCTCGGCACTCGGAGCAGTGGACCATGCACTCTCCTCACTTTCCTTCTTCCTCCCTCCATAGGCCTGTGCCTGACCACCCTCAACATCCGCGATGGCCTTTCCCTTGTCACTGTCAAAAGCCAACAGCACCATCTCAGGCTTCAGCCTCTTCACGATTTCGACGGCCATGCGCCACATTGCCACTCCTGGGATACTCAAAGTGGTGATATTCGTAAAAGTGGTCGCGATGTCCGCCTTTATTTCACCTTCAGTTATCCGCAACACACCATTGCCACCTGCACCGCGCTCCCGTGGCCAGTGGACAGCAGCCACTGCCGAGGTGCCATTCGGATGCTTGACTTCGCCAGTCTTTTTATCTGGCTGGGGATTTGAAGAGATGAGAAGATACTTGCTGCTCGGCGAACTTGGCTTGTCCACGCGACATTTGAGAGCCACAATGTTGCCTCCCTCATCACGCACAGGGATCAGGATGCCACTCTTCCCTGCCAACTCCCAACTCCCTTTTTCATTGCGCCAGAATCCTGCAACACCCGACAGATCCTCATCGAACTTCTTTGCAAGCTGCTCTGCGATGTGCGAGCGTTTGAGAGGCAATGACCGATAGCCATTCTGTTGGATGTCCTCGGTGGAAAATCCTCGTGCACCCAGTTGCTCCTTGTGTTCAGGAGTGAGGTCGAGGATTTCTAGAAGCGAGGAATAAACTTCATTTGACTTGGAGGTGGAAGATTTTTTGGAAGCACTTTTTGAATTCATAGAAGACGAAGCGTGCCTTCTTGTGCATTGAGAAAAAAGATTTTTCAGTTGAAAATTTCTTTTTATTCTTCTTGTCTTTCATTTTACTTCCGACGAAAGTGCAAGTCGCAAAGACAAAAAGCCATGACACAAAAACAATCCGTAGTTTACGTAATTCAGCAACCAAAGCCCAAAGAGGGTGGATGGACTCCGAACTTGCAGCCAGCAGTCGAGTATGGCCGTATTGAGTTTGTGTTCGATGCTGGTGACCGAATTTATGCCGATCCAAAAGCGGCACTCGAAAAGGCTCGCACGCGCTTGAAGGACTTTGATCCGGAGAGTGATTACTTGCTGTGGCCGAACTTCGGCGACCCAGCGAGCCAATGGCTCGTGGTCGCCCATCTCACTGCCAATGGCTTCAACACTCTTCGCTGGCTCTACTGGACACGCGGTCGCGTAGGCAATGCCATGAGCAACGAAAATGGTTTCTACATTCCAATTATCCTCAAAGCAAAATGAACACATCCATCGACATCGAGGCTGATGCCTCTTCCCAAGCTACAACGTCACCTGCCGATTTGAAGCAGGTCTCTGAACTCTGCGAGCGAGCCTTGCTCCTCGAAGCTCGCATCGCTGAGCAGGAGGAACTCCTCAAGGAATTGAAAGAGCAGCAAACCACAATCATCACCCAGTCCATCCCTGAAGCAATGGACTCGTTCGGGCTCAAGAACTTCGTCCTGAGCAATGGAGCCTCGGTCACAGTCAAGCCCATCATCGTCGCCAGCATCCCCAGTGAGAGTGCTATCATGAAGGCCAAGGACGAGTTGCTCCGTGACACAATGCGTGCTCGGCTGGGCAAGGCTTTGAGTGAACTTGAAGCTGCTGGTGCTGGTGCACTTATCAAGAGCGAGTTGTCCGTCCTGCTCGGCAAAGGACAGGAGCAGAAACTTCAGCATGTTGCCACCCTGCTCAAGAGCCTCGGACTCGAGCCTGACATCAGCAAGACAGTAAACTCAAACTCTTTATCCTCGTGGGCACGTGAGCGGATCGCTGCCGGACTCCCAGTGGACTATGAAACTTTTGGCATCTACGATGGTCGCAAGGCCATCATAAAACCTGCCAAATAACAAAACAACAACACACCAAATAACAATGAGCACTAAACTCGCAAAACAACAAACGAAAACCCTCGCAACCGCGCCAACCCTCGACCTCGAAGCCGACTCCAAACTCGGACAAGAGCAGATGTCCCAGAAGGACTTCGCCATACCAAATCTTACCATCCTTCAGGATTTGTCGCCACAGACCAAGAAACAGCGTCCTGAGTTCATCAAGGGTGCCGAGGTCGGACAGATCTGCGACCCTGTCGCTGGAGAAATCTTCGACGGCGAAAAAGGCATCATCATCATCCCTGTCCACTATCGGCGTGCCCACATTGAGTGGAAGCCCAATCGCGGTGGCTTCGTGAAGGATCATGGCCTTGACGAAACGATGCTGAATCGCTGCGTCCGCACCGACGATGGCAAGAATGTGCTTCCTGGAGGCAACATCATCAACACCACTGCCGAGTATTTCGTGCTGATGGTGAAGGAAGATGGCACAACGTCACCCTACGTTCTGCGCATGAGCGGAAGCCAACTGAAGAAGTCCCGTCGCTGGAACACGATGATTAACCAACTGCGTGTGCCCTCGAAAGATGGTGGCACCTTCAATCCTGCCATGTTCTATCGCACCTACTTGCTCGCCTCAGTTCCAGAGTCGAACGACAAGGGAAGCTGGATGGGCTGGAAGATCTCGGCAGACAAGAATGTTCTGGAGCTCGAAGGTGGTGCCAACATCTATGTGGCAGCGCGTGAGTTCCACAAGCAGATCAAGGACGGTCTCGTCGTGGCTCAAGCTCCGACGGATCATGACGGTGGCACTGCAACTCCCGAGGACGACTCTGCAGCAATGTAAAGTCTCATGGGACGGAAATCCCTCGGCACCTGCTCTATGGGCGAAGTGCCGAGGGAGGACTGTCAAAACTTAAACAAAGACAAAAAGTAACTACCAAATAGCATGAAAATCAATATCATCGGAGCAGGCATGGCTGGCCTCTTGGCAGCGAACATCCTGCGTCGTCACAATCCCACTGTCATTGAGGCGAAGGACTCGCTTCCCGACAATCACTCGGCGGTGCTCCGCTTCCGCAACACCTCCATCAGCGACGCCACTGGCATCCCTTTCAAGAAGGTGCTCGTGCGGAAGGCCATCTGGGACGGCAACCAGATTGTCAACCAGTGCGATGTGCGCCTTGCCAATCTTTATTCGGCCAAGGTCACTAAGGACATTGGCAGTCGCAGCATATGGAACCTTGAGCCTGAGCACCGCTGGATCGCTCCTCGGGACTTCATCACCCAGATGGCCAACTCAGTGGACATCCGCTTTGGACAGAAGGCTTCGCTCTTCGAAAAGACAAGCGACCAACTGACCATCAGCACCATGCCAATGCCCACCCTCATGACGGCACTCGGCAACTCGTGCATTCCGGAGTTTCCTGTTCAACCAATCAGCACCCTCCGCGCTCGCATAACCAATCCAAAGATCTCTGTCCACCAGACGGTTTACAATCCTGCTCCCTACTCAAACTCGGACATGGATTTCTGGTATCGGGCGACGATCCATGGCGACGAGGTCATCATTGAAAGTGTCACAGGAGGATGGCTGTCGGACGAAGTGATGGAAAAGACAGCCATCCATGAAATCCTCAGCCGTGTCTTCGGCATTCAATGCGATCCCACCGACATCCATGATGTGCGCGCTGCCAAGCAACCCTATGGGAAAATCTTCCCCATTGACGAGCGGTTGCGCCAGCAGTTCATCGTATGGGCGAGCGACACCTTCAACATCTTCTCGTTGGGACGCTTTGCCACTTGGCGACCACTCCTGCTCGACGATCTTGTGTCCGATGTCAAGGTCATTGAAAATCTCATCCTCAATCCAAGCAAATACGGACAGAAACTCTCAACAACCAAATAACCACAAAAAGCCATGAAAGTCGAACTCATCAGCTACACCGGACAATACGCTCCGAATCCATCCCAGCAGGCAGCAACCCTGCTCATCTTCATCAAGAACACTCGGCTCGAGATGAACAGCAACACACTGGCGGACATCGCAGGATGGCCACAGCACACGCGCGATGCCGAACTCACCTACATTGCCAACACCCTACGCTCGTCGTGGGAGTTCATTGACTACACCTTCTGTATCACAGGAGTGACCCGTGCCTTCACCCATCAGTTCGTCCGCACGCGCACTGGCAGCTACGCCCAGCAAACGCACCGGACACTGAATGTGGAGGGATTCACTGCCGAAACTCCTGAGACAATCGGCGACGATCCTGCTCGTATGGCTGCATGGGAAGAGACCATGGACAAGATTCGCGAAAACTACAAGACCCTGATTGACCTAGGAGTGCCCACGCAGGACGCTCGTGGGATTCTGCCGACTAATGTCCACACGAACATTGTGGCGAAGTTCAATCTGCGCACACTGGCAGATCTCGTGGGCAAGCGGGAAAATCTCCGCGCCCAAGGCGAGTATCAGAAGGTCGCCCGCGCAATGGCACTGGAGGCTTTGAATGTGCACCCTTGGCTCCGACCTTTTCTCTATCCAGAGCGGAAGGCCACGCCGCAACTTGACAAGATGCTCAAGGAGGCCATCGGCGAAGCCACTCCTGCCAGTCTGCCAGTCATCAATCTGGCACTGAAGGAATTGGACAAACTCAAATCAACTTGGGGTTAAGAATATGAAATTACAAACCGACATCCGCAAACTACTCGAGCGTGTTGACAAGGGCAAGGACTTCATTGGCTTTGATCTTGACGGTGTGTTGGCCATGGACACTCGTGGCACCTATCCGGAAATTGGCGAGCCAAACCCTTACTGGGTCACCCTCTTCTGCCAGTTGAAAGAAGAAGGCTACGACTGTCGCATCTTCACTGCACGTGTGTCAGGAAGTCAATTCGCCCAAGAGGGGAAGATTATTGAATGGGCAGGAAAGAATGGCCTCGGAAAGCTGCAGCCCAAATGGGACATCCTCAGCGAGAAGTTTCCTGCCATGGCACTCTACTTCGACGACCGCGCTGTGGGAGTTGTCACCAACACCTGCTACACGCACATTGTGCCTGATATGGAACCTGTCACAAACTCCTCACCCTCGCTCACTGTGCCAGAAATCCTCGAGAAAGCTGCTGAGACCTATCGCCAGAGGAATGCTATCTATGGCGACAACTACAAGGAGCACGGGCGACTCATGGCTGCGCTGTTCCCGAATGGCCTGACGCTGAAGACCGAGGAGGACTGGATTCGTTTCGGTGTCCTTCACATGTGCATCCACAAGGTGGGACGCTACTGCAATGCCAATGGCCACAAGGATTCTGCCCACGACCTGAGTGTCTATGCAGCCATGCTTGAGGAGGTGACGAAGTGATAACCATCGTCAAGAGCAGAATCTGGGTCGCTGCCGATGGCAAGTGGAAGCTTGCCAAGAAGCGGCATCCGAAGAAGACTGAGTGTGTCATTCGCTTCTGCACGCGCCCTCCTGCCACTTACTGGAAGAAGGGTGTGCTCAAGCATGAGTCGAAGTGCCAGCATTGTAAGTCTCGCGAATGGCGTGCCAACAACCCAGTGCTCAATGCTCTCAAGTGCATCAAGAGTCGTGCCAAGCGCACTGGCATTCCTTTTTTCTTGACAAAGGAGCAGTTCATCGCCTTCTGCAAGGAGACAGGCTTCGTTGAGAAGCGTGGTCGTGCATCGGGTGCTCTGCACATTGACCGAATTGATCCAGCGAAAGGCTATGAAGTGGGCAACATTCAAGTGCTCACTGCATCGGAGAATGTCAGGAAGCGACATGCAGATGCCAACCTCGAAGAACTCCCAGACGACAACGAACCATTCTAAAATACCATGATCCTATTTGACACCGAAACCACAGGCCTTGTTGGTCCTGAGATAATGCCAATTGCCAAGCAACCCTTCATCATCGAGTTCTGTGCCGTGAAACTCGACAACAAGACCTTGAAGGAAACTGAGTGCATCAATTTCCTCGTGAACAGTGCAGGTCGCCCTGTCATCTCCGAGGAGATTACCAAGATCACTGGTATCACCGAGGCAATGCTCGTGGGACAGCCAACCTTCGAGCAACACCTTCCTGCCATCACCGAGTTGTTCCTCGGCGAAACAATCCTCGTCGCCCACAATTGCAAGTTTGACGTGGACATGCTCAGGCTGGACTTGACCCGCTGTGGACGATTGACTCGCTTCCCTTGGCCACCACGACATGTGTGCACAGTTGAAGCCAGCACCCACATTATGCGTCGCCGTATGAGGTTGAATGAACTTTATGAACATGCCACTGGCGGTGGACAAATTCAGGACGCTCATCGTGCCATCAACGATGTTCGTGCTCTGGCAGAATGTGTCCGCTGGCTGAGCAAGGAAGGAAAGGTCAAATTCTCATGAACCTTCGCCTAAGAACTGAGCACAGCTTTGGCTACGCCATCGGCAAGGTGGACAAGGTCTTGTCGGCAACTTCAACTCCATGGGCTGGCATTGCCGACCGCCACGGGACATGGGGACATATACGGTGGATGCGCGCTTGCAAGGCTGCAGGCAGGAAGCCAATCTTCGGAGTTGAGCTTGCTGTGGTTCATGACATGGAGTTGCGCGAAAAACAGCAGGTGAACTACATGTCCTTCATTGCCCGAAATGATGCAGGCTTGCGCGAGGTGTATGAATTGACCACACTGGCCACAAGCAAGTTCTACTATCACCCGCGCCTTGACTATGGACATCTGGCTGAGGTGAGCGATAATGTCATCGTTCTGTCGGGTGCCCATCCGGACTTTGAGCGACTGCCCATGAAGCCGAACATCTTCGTTGAGTTGAACCAGCTTTCGTCTCCGGACATTGTGCAGGCGACAAGCCTCGGCAAACTCGTGGCCACTGGCGACAACCTTTATCCTCGGCCAAGTGACAAGGGAGCCTATGACATAATTGTGGGCAAGGATCGCCAGATGCGCACCGCCTCTGCCCATATCATCAGCGAGCACGAGTGGCTGGAAAGCTGGCCTGAGCACCGACAGGCCATCGCTCTAGGAGCCTCGCTAGCCTCCGAATGCACTGCAGCCCTACCCAAAGCCCAACTTCTTCATCCCGACATGAAGGTGACACTGCAGGACATGTGCATTGCAGGAGCAAAGAGCAGGAAGGTCAACTTGGACAACAAGGTCTATGGGGACAGGCTGGATCGCGAACTGAAGTTAATCGAAGACAAGGAGTTTGAGGACTACTTTTTTATTGTAGCAGATTTGGTCAACTGGGCTAAGCAGCGCATGCTCGTGGGACCAGCACGTGGCTCCAGCTGTGGATCGCTCGTGTGCTATTTGATAGGAATCACCGACATTGATCCGATTCCCTACGACCTGTTGTTCGAGCGATTCATTGACATCAACCGGAAAGACCTTCCGGACATTGACATTGACTTCCAAGACGACCGCCGCGAATTGGCCTTCGACTACCTGAAGGAAAAGTATGGCCACGAGAATGTGGCTCGCCTCGGCACCATCAATGTGTTCAAGGCCAAGAGTGCCCTAGGCGACTGTGCCAAGGAACTGGGCATTCCCCAGTGGGAGGTGGCTGACTTGAAGGACTCGATCATCGAGCGAAGCACTGGCGACTCCCGTGCAGCCTTCTGCATTCTGGACACCTTTGAGCAACTGGAAATTGGCCGCTCGACGCTTCAAAAGTATCCGGAGCTGGCAGTGTCTGCCGAACTTGAAGGGTGTGCCCGCCACACAGGCATGCACGCTGCAGGCATCATCATCACAGCCAATCCCATTACCAATTACTGCTCTGTGAATGAGCACACACAGACGGCCATGATTGACAAGTATGATGCCGAGGACTTGAACCTTCTGAAGATTGATGCACTAGGCCTGCGCACTCTCAGCGTTCTGCAGGACACCCTCGACCAGATAGGTAGGTCGCGTGAGTGGCTTCGGGATCTTCCCACGGACAATGCCGAGGCTTTTGAGACACTGAACAAGTGTCACTTCGCTGGCATCTTCCAGTTTGAGGGATATGCACTCCAAAGCATCGTCAAGCAAATGCACATTGACAACTTTGAGGACATTGTCAGCATCACCGCGCTTGCTCGTCCTGGGCCACTCAACTCCGGTGGGACGACCGAGTTTCTCAAGCGACGGACTGGCGAAAGCGAAACTGTCTATCTTCATCCTCTTGCCGAGGACATCACCAAGATCACCTTTGGCGTTATTGTTTATCAGGAGCAGGTCATGCAAATTGCCCGCATCGTTGGGTCGCTGTCGTGGGAGGATGTCAGCAGTTTGCGCAAGGCGATGAGCAAGTCGTTGGGGAAGGAGTTCTTTGATCGCTACTTCGAGAAGTTTGCCAAGGGGACAGATGAAAAAGGCATCCCACGCGAGCAGGCTCAAGCGATCTGGGACAAGATCAATACGATGGGATCGTGGGCGTTTAATAGATGCTTATCAGGAGATACGATGATTCGGTTGTCAACTTCTGGCAGCAATCTTCCCACCGAGATAAGCATCGCTGAACTTTACGACAGATATGTTGCCAATCCATCCTCATGGATAAAGCAGCGGAAGAAAAAAGGATTCTGTGCACCTCTCATCACCTTTGATGGCGAGCGAGGAGTGCCGATGAGTTGTGTCACGATCCACAGGAATGGGATAAAGAAGGTGAATCGCTATTTGTTTGACGATGGCACATTTGTGGATTGCACAAAGGATCACAAATTCCTTATCAATGGCCAGTGGACTCAAGCCTCCTGTGCGAAGGTCGGGGACAGATTTCGCGCGCTGACTTCCGACGAGCAACCGAAAGACCCAAAGATGGCAGTTGCAAAGGACTCCGACAAAGGGAAGTCAGCACGAGGGAGAAAATATGGCAAGACACAGGAAGGCTTTCCAACTGGCAAGGACAATCCTGCATGGAAGAATGGCCTGAGTGTGGCATTCCGGAAGTTCAAACTCGCCAACAAGGGAAAGCCTTGCCAAGTCTGTGGGAGGAAAACTGGACGAATGGAAGTCCATCACAAGGATGAATCCTCTGGCAATATAAATCCAGAAGACCTTCAATGGCTCTGTGTCAGTTGCCATAAAAAGGAACACTACATGCTCGGCAGAACTCGTCGCTGGAAGAAGGGATACAAGCCCACAGATAAAGTCCTTGTGTCAGTAACGCCAATCGGCGACAGGGAAACCTACGACATTGAGATGCCAGATCCTCATCACAACTTCATGCTCGCCAATGGACTAATAACCCACAACAGCCATGCAGTTGCCTATGGACTCATGAGCTACTGGTGCTCCTTCATGAAAGCCCATCACCCTCTGGAGTTTGCTGCCAGCTGCCTGCGCAATGCCAAGGACGACGACCAGAGCATCAAAATCCTGCGCGAACTTGTGAATGAAGGCTACCATTACAAGCCTCTCGACAAGGACAAATCGGTGGCCAACTGGAGTGTGCAAGATGGCACCCTCGTCGGTGGTCGTACTGCCATCAAAGGAGTTGGCACCAAGCTTGCCGAAACAATCCTGCGGAAGCGAACCGAAGGAAAGCCATTCACTGAGCGTGAGCGGAAATTATTGACCGAAGGCACAACCCCATGGGACAAGGTGTTTGAGGCTTCAGAGCGATGGGGACACATCATCCGCAATCCGGAAAAGTTCAACATCCTCACACCACTCACCTTGCTCAAGGACATCACCCAGCACAGCGACGGGACATTTGTCTTCATTGCCAAGATAACCGAGAAGAATCTTCGCGATCACAACGAACTTCAGAACCTTGTCAAGCGCGGTGGAAAGCGAATGGAGGGACAATCGCTCTTCCTCAACTTGACGCTGGAGGATGACACCGATTCGATGATGGCGAGTGTGAATCGCTTTGACTATTTGAAGTGGGGAGTGCCGCTGATTGAGTCTGGGAAAATCGGCGACTGGTATATTTGGAAGGGCGTGAACAATCCTGGCTTTCGAAAAATACGAATTTCAAGGTGGCGGAAACTCACTGGCAATGAGGAGTTTACGAGAAAAGATTGAAATTGTTGAAAATAAATGTTGCCTATCTGCCAGAAAAGAACGATGCTCCAAATCGTGCAAGGGAATAACTCCCAAGCCGAAAACCAAAAAAAGAAAAAAAGACAATGAGCACAAAACAAATCATCAAAGCACAAATAAATCAGACTGCACTTGACCTTGTAAAAGCCAAGTTTGACAGCGACAAAGCGAAGATCATTCAGGACTTGATCCAATCAATGAATGAAATGGTAAACTTCATCGAGCATTCTGGGCGCGTCGAAACTACCAAGGATTTCTACGGCGACTATCTCCCATTGATTCGCAACAAGAGAGAGTTTGCAATGTATATTCTTGCAGGTGCCGGAGAGGGTGCTCGTGCCGTTGCACGTATCAACAATTTCGAGTAAACAAACAACAAACCAAAAAGACAAAAAGCAAATGAACACCAAACCATTAACATCAACATCAACACAAATGAAAATGACCCGAGACATCAACATCAAAGAGGCTAAGACAGCGGACTTGGTCGCTTGGTATAACGAAAACAGTGGCAGCACCCGCAAGCTGGATCGCTTCCGCGACCGCGCCGACGCCGAAAAGCGCGTGGGTGCACTCTACGATGCCATCAAGGAACTGTCCACTGGCACCAGCAAGCCGAGTGAGGCGAAGAAGGTTGAGAAGAAACAGAAGCAAGCCTCGCCAAAGCCAGAAGGCGAAACTCGCGGACGTGCCAGCAAGTTCGCAGGCTTCACCATCACCCGTGCAAAGGAGAATGGCAAGCACATCGATAACCCTCGTCGTGAGGGAACTGCAGGCCACAAGTCCTTCGCTGTCATCAAGGATGGCATGAAGTTCGAGGCCTACGTCGCTGCAGGTGGTCGCGCCAACGACCTCCAGTGGGACATCGACCACAAGTATGTGACGGTTGAGGCACCGAAAGCCTAAAGGGATGATTGTATCACCCCACAGAGAGAATCATCTCTTGGTGATTCCAGGACAGCTTAGTGGAGGAAACTTCGCTAAGCTGTCCTCCTTTCCTGGACACACGAAGTGGCAGGAAAGGAATCTCGTGGTTCGCATCACAGGCCAAAACCTTCAGCACATCCTGAACAACTGGCCGACAGCTGAGTGGATAGGTGGATGTGACGAGGTGCGCAGTGATTATCTTCAACAACTGGGACTGGCAAAGGATGTGGCTGAGCAGAAGGCGAACACTGCCATTATCCCCGATGACAGTGGCTATGCCTACAAGCGCGCACCCATGGCACATCAACGGAAAGCCTTTGGCCTTTCGCGGGACACCCGTGCCTTTGGCCTCTTCATGGAGCAGGGCACTGGCAAGACGAAGGTTGTCATTGACACAGCGTGCTATCTGTGGCTGAAAAAGGAGATCGATTTTCTGGTCATCGTGGCGTGGCCGAATGGCGTGCACAGGAACTGGATTGACTACGAACTTCCCGAGGACATGAGTGTGCCGTATGTTGCAGGCTATTGGAGTGCCAAGCACACAAGCAAGAAGCAACGAGTTGAGTGGGAAAAGATGCTGCTCCAGCGCGACAAGCTGCGGGTGATGGCCTTCAATGTGGAGGCTTTCGTGAGTCCCTCGGCACAGGCCTTTCTTGAAAGCATCCTGCGAAGCAACCGCTGCATGTTTGTCATAGACCAGTCTGCCAGCATCAAGAATCCTCAGGCCTTGCGCACCAAGTTCCTCGTGGACAAGATGAGCACTCTGGCACCCTACCGACGTGTGCTGGACGGAGCACCTGTGGCCGAGGGAGCCAGCGAATTTTACTCCCAGTTCAAGTTTCTCGACCCGATGATTATTGGCCATGACACATGGACAGGTTTCAAGGCTGAGTTCTGCAACATCGGCTTTTTCAATGAGATCAAAGGCTACAAGAATCTTGACGAGCTTCACAGGCGCGTGGACGGCCATTGCTATCGGGTGCTGGCCGACGACTGCCAAGACCTTCCAGAGCGCATCTACAAGTTGTGGCCATTTGACCTTGGGGACAACGAGCAGCGGATATTTGACGAGTTGAAGGCCACAGATCTGGCCTTTTTCCGCACAGACAAGGCCAAGGACGAGTCGGAGGAGGATCGCGAGCCAAGTGGTGCGATCCTTGAAGAACACCTCGCCTTGGTCAAGAATTTGCGCCTCCAGCAGATAAGCAGTGGCTGGTGGCCAGTGGATGGGGTGAAAATGATTGAGAATGACACACCCTGCAGGCTCAGAGCCCTGCTTTTGTTGCTGGAGCAGGCGGACGGGAAGGCACTCATCTATTCGCGCTTTAGAGCCGATCTAGAGGCAATTGCCAAGGTGCTTGGAAAAAAGGCTGTCAGTTACCACGGGGGAATTGGGGATGAGGAGCGTGCCGAGGCGAAAAAGCGATTCATGACCGATCCAGACACCCTTTACTTCATCGGCCAGCCGAGAAGTGCTGGAATTGGTCATACCCTGACCGCTGCCCACCATGTTATCTTTTACAGCAACGATCCTTCTCTGAGGATGCGCGAGGAGTGCGAGAAACGTGCCCACCGACAAGGCTTGAAGCACAAACTCATCATCTGGGATCTGGTGGCGAGGAAGAGCCACGACTCGGCAATCATCCGCGCTCTGAAGGCCAAGAAGAATCTTTCAGACATCATCCTCAAAGACCCAACCTCCTTTTTCCTCTGCCATGAGTAATGAATACGACCCAGAGTTTGAAGACTACATGCTGCGCCAGGAATTTGGCAGCACAAGCAACAAGCGCAATAAATTTAGGTGCAGTGACAGGTTGTGTGGCAGTGAAGACTGCAGCAATTGTCATCCTGAAGGCTGCGAAGAGCCAGAGGAGGAAAAAGATGAAGCTGAATGAGAAGTGGCTCAGTCGAAAGATTCGCGAGAACTGCTCAAAGTTCTGGTGGCAGTCTTTTGAGCATGCACGCACTTGGAGTGTGCCAGACCTTCATGCAGTGGCACCACGAAGGTTTCCATTCTGGGTCGAGCTCAAGGTTGTGGAAACGCCGAACTGCCTATTGCCATTCCGCTCAGGCCAACCGAACTGGCTTGACGAGCACACGCAGCACGGCGGAAGAGGCTTCGTCGTGACCGGAATCATCAGCGAGAAGTCGCTGGTCGTCACTCCTTTGTTTCATCCGCCGATTTCCTGCAGGAATCTTGTGGCAAAGGTCAAGTTGAAGGTAATTCAGGAGTTTTCGCCGACTGTCAGTCTGCAGAGCAAGACGTTGTGGGAGGATTTTCAGGATTGTCTTTCGGTCAAAGCCTAGCACAACCGAATGAATACCTTTGCCAGACTCCTGTCCCGATGCTTCTTCCACACACCGTCGCCAGTTTCGCTGTCGCGCTCCCCACGACCATTGGTGTTGCCTTCCACAACAGTGAGCTCTCCCCGCTCGCTGTCCTCCACTACAATTCCGACATGTGGGAAGTCATAGACAACAATGTCACCGCGATGTGCGACTGCATTTTCGCCAGCAATAAGGAGTTTTTTGTCCTTTGCCCAGTTCACCAGATCCCAAGCACCTGCAGTTCTCGGACGCCATTTCTCAATGTCCTCAGGGTGCAGGCTGAGAGTTGCCAGCACGCTCGGAGCTTTCAGCCACTGAGCTACCACCCAATCCACAAACGCCGCGCACCAAGGCCAAGTATCTGGTGTTAGCCATGTAGCTCTCTGATACTCTCGGATACGCGCACCACAGTTGTTCCCGCCAGCCTCGCGAATGCCGACCTCGCCCTCAGCGAGGAGAGCAAGGACGTTGCGCGCTTGCACAGGAGACAGAATGGCGAGTTCCGAGGTCATTTAGAATATCCAGAAATACTGCGACCGACTTCATTCCCGTCAATGTCAAGAAGGACGCGCTTACCGTCATAGCTTGCTGTCATTCCAGAGTAGCTCATGCCGACTCCGAACGGAATGCTTGCACATCCTGCAAAGCACAGAATTGCTAGGCTAGCGAATAGCTTGGTCATTTGAGTGAGTCAGGAGTTGGCTTAATCGCCCGTAAAATAAAAGTGGCAAGCAAACCAGCGATAAAAATTCTTTGTTTCCAATTAGGTGGAATAAAGTTGCCGACTTCACCGAGTTGGTAAGGGGCAGCAGCAAGTGCGGTTAGCACACTGGTAACTGCGGTGGATATATTTCGAGTTTTTTCGTTCATAGCTTTATGGTTTCTTTGAAGGGGCAGGGTTTGCCAGGACACATCCTGTAAGCCATTAGCATACCGTGATTTTCGCCAGCTTGAGTTTTTACGGATTCGATTTCACTCCTCAACTCCTTACGGTCAGCCTCGCATTGTTCGCTGCGATGCCATAGGATTTTCGCAAGGAAGCACAACGCACCAGTCACTGAGCTAACTGCTACAAGCAAAGCGTTTTCGAGCGTCATGGCTTATTTTGCGAGTGCGGCAATCTCCGATTCCGCTTCCGCCTTTTTAGCAAGCGCAGCTTGGAGTTTCTTTTCGCCCTCGGTTTGTAGCGCGGACGCTCGCATCGCCGCCAGCTTGGCAACGTCGCCTTTGTCGAAAGCGTCGGAAGCGTCTGCGAGTAGCTTGGCGATGCGGGCACGGTCTGCGGTGATTTCAGAGAGAGTTGTTTCTTTTTCCTGCGCCCACGCCTCAAGTGCAATCTGAATGTCAGAAGCGAGTTGTTTGTTGTTGGCAATCGTGTCAGCGACCTTGCCGTAGTTTTGACCGTCAACAAGGACGACCGTTGGAGATTGAACAATGATTTTGGACATAGATTAGAATTGGAAAACGGTTGCGCGAAAGGTTCCAGAGGCAGGGTCGTAAGCAGTGACAAGGGCGTTGTTGGCGTAGCGGATGGTGACGGTGTTTGCGCTGCTAACCCATCCGGTAAAATTGCCAGCAGCAGGGACAGAGCCGTGCTGTGTGCCGATAGCCACAGTGTCGCCAAGTGCCGCGCCTGTGACTGTGATTGTCAAATCACTTACTGTGCCTGCGGCTGTGCTTGGAAAGTTGAGTGTTGCCGTTGAACTGAGAATCTTCAACAACGGAGTGCCAGAAGAGCCGATGACAACTCCACCCGCTGTGACGTTTAGCGCAGTGTTTGTCGTGCCGCCCGATGCGGTGAGAGTGAGGGCGACATTGACGTTGCTGGAAAGGTTCGAGCGCGTGTTGGAGAATGTCGCTGCGGTAGATGTTGTTAACGAGATGCCGTTAGTGCCAGCAAGAGATACGTTCAATGCAATCGGACTTATTGCGCTCGTGGCTCCTGTCACTTGAATGTCCATCATCTTCCCACTAGTCAGCGAAGATGACGCCAGATAAAGACCCGTGCCAGTTGTTAGGGAGTTCAGCGGGAATGAAAGCTGAGAAGTCGTGGTTGTGCCGATGGTATTCGCCCCGCCCATCACAATGTTCGTCGCCGCGCCAAAAGCGTTCACGGTTGTCGCCGTGGTGTTGAACAACGCCATTGTCGAACTGCCTGCGATGATGGATGTAGTGAAGGTGGGAGAGGTTGCGAAGGTCAATGCGCCGTTGCCCGTTTCATCTGTGACAGCCGCAGCAAGATTCGCAGACGATGGAGTTACTAAAAAAGTTCCAACCCCTGTCCCCATTCCTGTGATGTTACCAATGCTAGTAACTTCGCCTGAGATGATGTATGAGCTTGGCATAGGACTTAGACCGAGTAACGAATGTAGGCTGTTCCTGGAGTTGCTGTGACGACATCAATGGCAGCGAGCAATCTCCCTTCGTCAGAATCCGAAAAGCCTGCAGGAAGTCCGGTTGCTGCACCGATGGAGGCTGTGCCAGTGAGGACTGTTACTGTCCATCGACAGGCATTCACTGGAATCGTGACAGTTTGTCCAGCTGTCATCAATTGAATGGTTTGGGTGACTGGACTTAGATTCATGGTGATTGTAGATATGACTGAGATTGATCTGAATGAAAAGAAGAAAGTTTAGCTCGTCGGGAACCAGCAGCCATACCAAGGGGTGATGGCGTAATAATCATCAACAGAGGTCGGATCGTTACTCTCTGCTGCACGGATATAACCCTGCATCAAATGAGTGGTCGTTGGGCACATCAGCTTGTAATTTACGCCACCGAAAACAGCATCAACTTCAGCCCCTCCATCACCACTGGCACTCGGCTTAAAGTAGGCAAGCAGTTGATACCAAATAAAATCGCCAGAGCCAACTACATGATTGTCAGAAGAAACATAACGAAGATCGGCATTCCAAGTCACTGCTCCTGGGACTCCATTTTTTATATCAACAGAAGTTATATCACCTCCTGTGAACTCAACCTCCATCCAGACACAATGTGTGGCTGCTGTCAAAACGAAAGTGCTCGCAAAGTTCGTTATATTCGCGTGTGCCCATGCATCCTTCCACGTTGCCAGATACCAAGCAGCGCGATAATCCCACGTCTGCATCAATGTTGAGTTTGGATTGATCTTCACCGAGCAGCTATTCGAGGAAAGTGCAGTGACGTAGCACTGCCATGGATGCATGGGGACTCGGATTCTTTGGGCATTTGGCATCGTCTCCTCAATTCCGATGCTGACGAGTGCACCACGTGAATCGAAGACGACTGCTCTTCCGTAGGGTGCATAGGTGCCAGTTGACGAGTCCAGAAAGAAACGTCTTGGGACATAGAGCGACACGCCTTGGGTTGTGTAATCACTGCCACTGAGCGGAGGTCTGTCTCTGTGCCAGATTTCCGATAGCGAGGTTGTTTCTGGAGCAGAATCAATGTCTCCGGAACCTCCCCATGGAGTGAGTGCGTCTGTCCCTCCGAAATTCTTCAGACTTCCATACACTCCGCCTCCTCCTGAGGTGTTGCTGGCATATATCAGGCTGCTTACGAGATAGGGATTCTCATACATCCCGATGGGTGGTCGCTGATTGTCAAGATTGATGATTGTTCCTGCTGCTGTCTGGACGACCGAGATTCCCTTTCCCGAAATTGGCGTGCCTTGCTTGATGCGTTCTGTCAGAGCGCGCATCACTGTTTCTGTCAGTTGGTCAATGAGTGGCTCGCCTGCATTAAAAACTGGCAACTTGGTCTCTGTATTTGAAGCAGACATGGCAGGTTATGCTTCAACACCTCGAATGGAAACTTGACACGTGGCAGTGTTCGCCTTGAGATGAACGGTTGTCATGGCAGCACCTGCCTGTGCCATTATGAAGCCTCCTTGGTTTGTGGAATTGATTGTGTCGCCGAGGAGTCTGATTGGCCACGTTGCTCCGGAGTCAAAACTCACCTCGACATAGTTCGTGTTGTCGAGATTCTGAATGCAGAACCATCGCGTGCTTCCTGCTGCGATATTCCCAAAGGAGATCGAGGTTGACGAGGTGGGAATTGCCTTTATGACATCTGCATAAAGAGTCCCAGCAACATTTGCTGCTCCTATGACTTGAATGTTCATGAGTGCTCCGTTTTTGGAGAAATTCATGGAGGCTACGGCATTGAGTTCGTTTGACATAATTGTTGTTGGTTAGATTTTATACTGCAAAAGCTGGATCATAAAGCTCAACATCCCATCCGCCGCGACCCGACATGGTGTATTCCAGCTCAATGGACACTACACCGCCAGCCTTGCGCCAGTTGTAGGCTGTCCACAGCCAGTTCATGCCGACAGGCAGTGCGGGTGCAGCAGGAACTTTTTGGATCTTCCCAATGCCATTGTAGTCCTGCGGGATGATGGCAGAAATATAGGACTGGCGATACACACCTCCGATGCGCAGGAAGCTGTTGATGCCACGACGCTTTTTCTCAAATAGCAGGACTCCATTGGCAGTTGAGCCTGCCACTGCACCGCTATACACGAGGTTGTTTTCAATGTAGCGATTAATCATGGACAACTCATCGGGTGTCACAGGGGGATTGTCCAAAGGAAAGGCGAACAAGGGATGAGTTTCCACAGGCTCGCTGCTCGTGCTCACTGTGAACTGCTCCTGCATGTAGATGAGAGGATTGGAAATAATCACCCCTCTATAGGTGCACGTCACTGCCATCCACTCGCCCGCTTCCCGCGCTGCATTGGCCTCGAATAGCTTCAACCTGCCATAGACAGGATGGGGAGAAAGTGGCCTTGGGATCTGAGAAAGATTAAAGCCAACTGCAGTCACCTTGTAGGTGAGAGTTGCCTCGCCAGCACCCATCGCATCCTGATGAACGTTGTCGCCATCGGGTTGGTAATTTGCTGATAGATTTCCTATTTGAATGACAGGCATATTGTTATTTCTTCATGACTGGGCCACCCATCTTGGCAAGAAGATCATTGGTTGTCTTTTGGAGTTGGATTTGCACCTCAAGTGCCTTGGTGTGCTTTATGGCCTCCCGCGCTTCGATGGACATGGACTGGCGAATGAAGCCTCCGCCACCGCCGACGCTTGCTAGGCTGTCTGCAATCACTTTATATGGCTCTTGGTGGCCGAGTCCCTGCTGATTGAGTTGGAACTTTGGACCTGCAGCCTTTGCACCTGCCTCGACAATGGCATCGCCTGTCTTTTTCCCCGAGGCAAGGGCTGCTGTGAGGTCTTTGCGAGCCTGATTGGTCTCGGTGGTTATGCCAGTGATGAGTCCCGACATGAATCCACCAAGATCATTGTCTGAACCAAAGGCACCCTTGCTTTTGGTAAAGTGTCCCTCGGCTTCTTTGTCGGAGGCTCGAGAGGCAAGGAATGTGGATGTCGCAGCAGCATGCATCTTCCCTCCAAGTTCCTCTGGCATCATCTCTGCAATTCCGTGCATAGCTTTGGAAATTGCAAGAATTATCGCAGCTGATATTGCACTGGCGATGCCAAGAAACATCTCCTTGAAAGCGAAGAGATATTGCCCAAGGGTGTCGCCGAGTGCTTGGCCAAGACCCTTGTCTCCAAAGAGAGACTGGATGGCACTGCCGAGCCACTCCACTGCATTCATGAAGCCAACCTTGAGCGACAATCCGATGACAAGGCCAAGATTGCCATCCTTGACAACTCCAACGAGGGTTGTCGCAGCATTTGAGATTGCTGTGCCGAAATGCTCGCCGACTCCTGCGAGGTCAATCCCTTGGAGGTATTGGAGAACTGCACTGAGAGGCTTGACGAACTGCTGCGTCATCGAAAGGAAGAAGGCTCCTATCTTGCTGGACACTGCCTGAATCTGCTCGAAGACCTTGCTCATGGCCGAGGCACTTTGGGTGAGCACCTTGGCCTGAGCACCGTAGTTCTGTGCTGCACCCTTCAGTGCACCCTCCCACGCCTGCTGACCTCCCTTGAATAAGGTTGAGAAGGGGCGCATGGAAGTCACCATCTCGTCTATCTGTGCCCGCGCCTCCTCTGCACCGAGGCCTGAATTCTCGAGTGCCTTCTGAGCCAGCAGAAGTTGTCCAGGATCGATCTGGCCGATTTTCTGGCCAGCATGATACATCTCGTTGCCAAACTTGATGGCATCGCTGATTCCTTCCTTGAAGAAACTCGAGATCTTTACCACGCCGAATGCTGCAGCAAGACCGACGAGCATCTTCTTGGCTGTGCTGATGGCTTCTTCAAAACCTTTTATGTTCAACTCAAGATAGCCTGTTGCGGTTGCAGCCATGACACTAAGTAAAAACTGATGTTATGGCTTTGGCAAGGCGATTCAGTCGCTCTTTGAATTTACCTCCGATGGCTGTTGCAGCTTTTTCGGCAGTTTTCTTTTCCTTGTCCACAATTCCTGCATAGCTCACAGCGTTGCCGATCCAGACGCGAATGATATAGGCAGACTGGGTTATTTTTGTTATGACCCATCCTCTTGCGAATGTCCCACAAGCGCGCTGCCGACGACGAAGCTCTTGTGCTGGGCTGACTCCTTTCTTTCTCTTGATTCTGTCTCCAAGCTCTGCAGCCTTCGCTTGCAACTCTGCCCTTGATGGAGCAACCTTCCAACCTAATCTCTTCACCATGGCAAGAAAGAATCCACCCTGCTCTTCGGCGAAGTCCTTGCCCTTGACTTGAGCCTGCTTGCGCATCTTGTCAAAGGCTGCATTCATTCCTGATGGATCAAATTTCATTATGAAGTGAATTTCCTGTGGATGGCTGGGTATTGATACTGTGCATTCGCATAAGAGCATGCGAGTAGGCGTGGCCGCGACAAAGAGGGAGCTCCCACAGGATGAAGTGCTCGTCCCAGCGAAAATACCGTGCTATCAGCGTGACGTATGCCGCACACGGCGACGGCTCCATCAGTTTCCCACAGGATCAGGTAGCATGCTTTCATCAGCAACTGGCTCAGCGCGGTTTGCCTCAGAATTTGTCATCAATTTTGAAATCAAGCTTGCTGCTGCCTCAGAATCCTGAGGACCAAACTTGATGGATTCAATCCATTGTGCCACCTTCGTGTCAAAAGCCTCAATGTTCCGGCGGGCGCGGATCAATTCGCTCTCGGGGCAAATGCACCCATAGATGAATGTCGGCGCGTCCATGAACGAAAGGTTGGATGGATTGACAAGCCCAAGGACAAGGGCGCGTCGAGCGTAGCTGAGAGGCTTGACCTCGATGCCCTTGAACTCAAAGGTCTCATGGAACTTGTCGTCGTCTGCAGGCGATGAATTGTTGGAGTCTGTCATAGGAGTTTCTTCATTTTGTCTTTGAGTGCTTGGGAGGCATTTTCGCCAATCAGCACAGTCTTGTTTCCACTGGTGATGATGCGCATCGGTTTGACATTCTTCCGGATCCAATGCAGGAGCACCTCGCGATTCTCAAGTGCACCCTTCATCCAATACATCGGATGCTCGGGATCCAGCGTCATCGTCTGCCAGTCACGCGCCTTGTGGTAGGCGTCGATGATCTTCTTGGCCTTGTCGCGCATTCCCTCTCCCTCCACATCAAACCAAAAGGTGAATGTTTCCTTCCGGATGTGGTCAACTGTATTGACGACACAGGTTATTGGATCTGACTGGCGAATGGGGACACCCAGCGAGATGAGGATTGCTGCAAGCTTGATGTCGCTAGTTGGGATGTTGTCCATGATAAGTCATAAAGGAAGTTTGCCTAGGCGATCAGCGGATACTGAGTGGCATTGGCTGTCATCTTCTTGAAGTCCACATTCGCCTTCTGGATTTCGATGTCGTCCACGTAGATGCCGCCAGTGGTCACGCCATTGGCAGTGTTTGAGTTCGCGACAGTCAGGGCGAGTCCTGGAGCAGCATTGGTGATGGTGCCTGTGAGCACACCTGCGATGGCGAAGGTCTGCAAAGGATTGTAGAAGGACACTGCGACGAATTCACCGACATTGTCACGGATTTGATTCTTTTCGCGAGTGACTTTGGCAGTGCAGGTCTGGACGAGCATTCCAGTTTCTGCTGTGAGTCCCCAAGAGGCTCCGGTTGTTCCGATGGTTATAACTGACATATAGAGTTTTGAAATTTGATTGAGTTCAAATATGTCATCGCAGTTGCCACTTTACCAGACTGAAATTGAGAAGTAAAGGCGAATCATGCATTGTCCCTCGGCATGCAAGTTATCTGGTAGTAATTCTCGAGTTGGTAGGATTTCGTCTCAGGATCAACAACGATTGAGCCTGCTTTCGGCTCAAAGCCATAGCAATGGAAGCCGGAAACTGCCGATAAGGCTGTGGCAGGATCGCTGTAGGCGAAGTTCGTTATGGCAGAAACCACTGCATCGCGCTCGGCTTGGGTGTTCTCCTTGACATGAGACTTGAGGATTATCCCGATTGTCATTTTGAAGATGCCGCTTCCTGGACTGATTATTTCCTCGCACTCGGTCGTGTGGATGACGATGTTCGGTTGAGTGAACTGGATGGCACTCTCATCAGAGATTGATACGCGCGAAGCGACAATTGTGCCAACGAGGAATGGAGTGAGGACAGTCTCAATTGCCGACTCGGCGAGGTTGATAATGACATTCGTGCTCATGCTCCGCGAACTGTTACGATGAGTTCATTGCCATCCGCGCTGGTGATTGAGCGGACAACGATCTTTTTCTTCTGTCCAGGTGCCGATGGAGGATTCGGCTCAAGCAGAGTGAGCGTCGAGCCATTCTCAATACTGGCAAGGGCGGTTGTCAAGAAGTGGATGTTGCGTGCATTCTCAAGTTCTGGTCCACCGAATTGGTCAACTTCCTGACTGAGCAGGTCGTCGAGAAGGACAGTGTAGGTTGTCACTCCGATGATGGCAGTGGTCGTCATCTCCGTGCCCCAAAGGGCAGCGAGGTCTTCTGCCATGACAGTTTGCATGCTCATGCCTCCTCCTTTACTGGATTCGGCGGAAGATTCAAAATGTTATCGTGCTCTGCCGACGGATTTCTTTTCAGGAAGATCTGCCCATTCTTGGCATAGGCCTCGGGAGAGTTTTCCTGCTGATAGGTGGCATCCCACGGGACTTGCTGGTTGTAGGCAGGGTGGTCGTGAAAGATGATGATGTCGCGAGCCTCGACCAGTTCGCACTTTCCATTGCTCTGATCCACATAGGCACGATAGGTGTTCTCGGTGTCGGCGAACACTGCATCGTAGGCGCGAGGGAAGAATCCATTCCCGCCGTCTTGCTGCTCCTCAGCTTTCAGATCTGCATAGGCGCGTGTCATGATTGAATTGACACACAGGCGATCAGTGCGATGGCCGTCTGCCACAGCCACGAACTTCGGGAGGCTTGGGTCGCCGATCTTCTTCAGCAACATTTCGTCCCAAGCAGGTGGAGGGTAGCAGTCGTCTTGAGCTTGAATCAGTATCTTCCCTCGTGCTGCTCCAGCGGCGATGTCATAGTTGGTTGGGCACCCGCAGCCTGCAGGAGCCATTGTGTGTTGGAATCCCTTCAGAACAGACTCACTCGCCTTGTCGCAATCGTGCAGGCCAAAGATATACTCAACCTTCTCAGGCCAGCGAGCGCGAGAAAGCCACAACTCGCGGACTGCCAGTGCCTGCCGAGGTCTGCCGAGGGTGGCATGGATGATGGAAAAGAGGGGTGGCTCCGAGTTTCGGTATCGTTGCTCGAAGGATTCGGTCTCCTGCCCAGCGAGGCGAAGACACTGAAAATACAACTCGGCACCTTTCCAAGTATACCAAGTGTGGTTGAGCGACCAATAACTCCTTGTCGGCTTCGGAATGCTCATGAGAAGGCGAGCAAGGGCGAGTGCCTTGTCGTGATTCCCATCAATCAGCGCGTAGTTCGTCAAAAGGGCAAGTGCCTCCCGACGGTCTGGCATGAGCTCAAATGCCTCGGCTGCGTAGAGCTTCGCCTTTTGGCCGTCCTCGGTTTGAGCAAGGTTTAGCAGCGTTTCGTAGCGTTCAAGGGTTTCGAGGCGAGGGTGGGCGTTTAGAGCCACAGCAGCACACTCTTTAGAAGCCTTGAAGTCGCCAGTGTCGAAGTATTCTTGGTGAAGGTAGTAATAATTCCGAGCAGTGTCCGCAACAGCTGACGAAAGGATGTTGACGTTGCGTTGGTGGCTTCCTTTCTTGTCGTAATGGGGTTGGTGAGAAAACTGAGCACCGCGAATGACGACGTAGGAGGAAGGCTTGCTGAAGGCGAGTTGTTCATGGATGGGGTATCGCCAGCGAGATCTCCCATCATTGCGGATGAGCCGCTCGCGCATGACCTCTTGACCGACATGGACATCGCCTTTGACCTTGTAAGGGATCACACCAACGTCATACTTGGCTTCGGTGGCAACAGCACTGATGACCTCGGCAGATCCTGCCTCAAGAATGTCGTCGCAGTCTGCCCAGAGCAGGTAATCAGCCTTTGTCCGCTCAGCAGCCTCCCACGCGAGTTGGCGCGCCTCGGAGAAACTGTCAATGTGAGGAAACTCATTCCGATTCTGATACTGGAGGAATGTGGCTGGCATGCCGATTTCCTTGCAGACGAGACTGGCGATTTCAATGGATCGATCTCGCTGCTCGATTGAACCCGATGCCTCGCAGAAGACCATGTGGTCAACTGCATCGGCGAATGAGCGAATGTATCGCTCGATAACTGCCTCTTCCCTTCCGACGATTGTGGCAAGGGTAATCATTGGATTTGTCATAAAGTGTATAAGTCAAAAAGCGGACAAGGGCACCGAGAGCATTCCTCCTCTCTCGGTGCCCCATTTCGCACTTCCCTAGAACTATGCGTAACTGGTCGTGATGAGGTCGCCTGCAGTCTCGTCAACGATCTTCTCAGTGACGTGCTGGCGAACTCGCAGGACATTCGACCGACGTTCGTCAGAGCGATAGGTCTCAGGAGTGAACAAGCCAGTGGTGTCTTTGCTCCATTGAATGGTGCGTCCGACGCCGCCTGCCTGATACTCGCCACCTGCGACGTAGCCGACCCAGATGTAGGTTGGTCCCCAGATGAACGAGCCAGAGTAGGTTTGACCCTTCTGGTTGCTGTTCTTCGGAGCCTTGCCGACATAAAGATTGTCAACGCCAAGGGCGCGTGCGACGTCTTCCTCGGCAGGCAGCATACGCTGGCCTGCAGTGCGTGGCACGACACCGTAGATTTGATTCTGCAGGAGTGTCGAGCGGCGGATGCGATTGAACACATCTTGGCTCATGCACGCCGAGTTGGCGATGATGCCGTTCTTGAGCAGGCGAGTCTTTGCGAGGTCGACATCATTCACAACGTCAATTGTGGCGATGTTCGCAGCAGTGTAAGCGACAGTGGCAGCAGTGGCAGTGAATGTGGTGGCATTCATGATTGCTGCAGCGACACGAACTTCGTAGCTGATGCGGAGGCTACGCTCGAGGAGCATGGCTTCCGTGGCTTCGAGATTCATGAATCGTTCCACTTCGTGTTCGTAGCTGTCGTCCACGACCGTTTCCTCGCCGTATTCCAGACAGTCATAGGTGTCCGTGTCATACTTGCGATTGCTGCGGTTGTAGGTGGATCCAGGACTGCGCGGGACAGCGTCGCCATTGAGCAATTCGGCATTGGCCAGCTTTGCTTTCATGTAGATACCGAGACGCACATTCTCTGGTTTCACCGGAAGGAGTTTGTCCCCGATGAAGAGTGTGTTGAAGTCAGTGTTTGCTTGCATCACCAGCGCGTAAATGTCCGAGCGTGGCGTTGCTTGTGAATTGGTGTAAGGCATATTGTGTTATTGTCTTATTGGTTCAGTTCAGATATGTCCTTAGTTCTTGGAAACGAACTCGAGGACGATGCCATTGCTGGCAACTCCTGATTGGATTGCAGTGAGGGATGCAGGTCCAAATGTTCCGTTTACTGCACCTGCGAAGCCACCAGTGACGATGGCGTAGGTGGTGGCAGGCGTAACTGCAGATCCCGTGACGGCGATGAGGAAGGTTCCAGAAGCAGTCCACAAGCGAACTTCGCCGTAGCCAGCATCTGCAATATCCACTTGTGTGATGCCAATGCCGATGGAGGCATTGCCAGCGACTGGTGTAATGGTTCCGTCGGACTGGATGTCCACCGCGCGAAATGCGCTGATGGCACCCGAGGCGAGGAAGGACTTCAGGCCAGATTCATTTTGAGTTGACATGTTTTATTGAGTGATTGTTTGTTGCTTGTGGATATGTCAATTATTTCTTTTCGCCGACAGGACGATATGTGGCATACTCCTTGGGATACTTCTTGAGGCAGTGAAGCATCGCCTTGTCCTTGTCGCCAGCGAACTCCTTCGTGGCCTCATCAACGAGGACAGCAAAGGTTTTGACGACTGGCTCAGCAGAGCTAGCAGGTGCGCCAGCAGTTGGGATCTTCGTGCCGAAGCGGGCGGCGAATGCCTTGATGGCCTTTTCGGCACCAAGTTCAGCAGCTCGCTCGAATTTCTTTTCGTCGGATTCCTTTTCCTTGTCGGCGTCTCCGGCGAAATCTTTCTTGACAGGAATGTCATTGTCGCCGGAAGTTTGAGGCTCGGTGTCAGGCGATGTGGCCTTCGGAGTTGAGCCTTCGTCGCCGACCTTGTTTGGGTCTTCGAACTTGGACTTGAACTCCTCGAAATCTTTCATGTGGCTGGAAAGCATTGAGTGAACTTCGCCGAGGGTTGGTTCTTTCTTTTCAGGCTCCGGAGTTTCGAGATCTTTCTTCTCAGGTTCTTGGTCGGTGCTCAGTTTGTGAGTTGCTTTTGGCATAGGTGTTTTTGATTGAGTTGAGTCTTTGGATGTGTCATCGCCTTTTCGGCTGTAAAGAGATTTGTTGGCAGCAGCATCGCTGACAAGAGCAGCGGTGATGACTTCGTCGCAGCGGGCGAGACAACGACGATCGTCAACTTCGTCGAGGCCTGTAAACTCCAGCGAGATTCCGAGGTGAGTTGGATTCTTCGTGGCGATTTCAAAAATGCGTGGAGCGTCTGGCTCGGCTTCGTAAATGTGCAGATTGCCAACCACACGGGTTGGCTCTTGGGAAAAGGAGTCGAGGTAGCCGATGGTGGAAAGGACTCCACTGCCATGATCGGTCTTGACTTTGATGGTGCCTTCCTGCCGACAGAACTCGAAGACCTGCTCAAGTGTGGTTTCGTCCACGAAGACCTTGCGACCCTTTTCGTCCTTGTGCCCACGCGCCTCGCCCAGAGAGATGAGGGACACTTTGCGAATGGTGCCAGATGCCGCGTCCACATGATTCGAGGACTTTAGAGCCTCGAAAAAGTGTCTTGGTTCAGTGGCAGTGTTCATTCAGTTGCAGTGGCCTTTATTGTTTTTTGTTGGAAGAGTAAAGAGTTATTTTTTCTTTCAACTTGGCAATATCAGACTTTATCTCTTTGATGGCAGCTTGGTTTCCTGCTTTTTCGGCAGTTGCCAATTTCTTCTTGAGCAACTCCATCTTGTCGGCGTCGTCCGACTTTTTCGGGAGGTCTGTGCCAGGAAATTTTACAGTTGAAGTTGTCTTGTCTTCTTTTGAAGAGTCTGATTCACTTTTCGCTGAATCACCCTTCGCTGGACTTCTTGTCCTTTTTTTCCTCCGAAGACCCGCCGCCTGCAAAGTGGCCATTCTCGTCGCGTATGGCTGTCTTGCCATTGTCACCACGAGAAAGGTTCTTGTGGCGAGAAATAATTTCATCTGCCTCGGCAATTACATCCGCACGAGTTTTGTTCTTGTCGTAGATGTGATAGGCAGCGGCGATGGCTTGCTCAATTGGCAAGACTTCTTTCAACTTCCGGACAAGCAAGGCGATTGTCGTCGAGCGTGCATCAAACTGACGCTTCTCGGGAGCTTGGTCGTCTTCCTCGGTGTCGTCGGTTGTCGAAGACTCGGTGATGTTGGTCGGTTTGGCTGGTCCAGATCCGAAGACCTCTTGGATGGTGTATCCCTTGTCAGCGACAGCGCGTGTCTTGATGTCGTGCCAACGCACCATGTCCGCTGCAACGGTTTCTGGATCCTGAGCATTTTCTGTCCAATACTTGAGAGGGTTGAGCAAGCCTGTCTGGTAAAGATTGACACTGGCTGCAGCCTCTTTGCCGATGTCGGGTTGGGGATGCGAGCGGAAGCCGAAGCGACCTCGGCATATGACTGGCAGGAAGCGCGAAGGGAAGATGCCCTTTGCCACAGCATCGATGATGGCTGCATCCTTCATGCGATGGGCATGAGGGAGGATCACCTGTTGGCCGCGCTCGAACTCAGCCTTCGCCTGTTCACTCTCAAGACGACTGGACACACCGCCGAGTGCCGAAGCATCCAAGCCAAAGGAGTATGGCAGATTGTAGCTCATGCACACGAGTTTGAGCAATAGACCGAAAAGATACTGGGTCTCTGGCCCAGGAGATTGAGTGTCGGGAAACTTTATGTCGGTGCCATTCGGCAGGTGGTTCATCTGTCCGTAGTAGATGTCCTGTTGCAATCCTGGCTGGTCGTTGTTCAACTGCTGGGTGGCATAGGCATCCATGGCCTGACTTCCTGCAACCACTCCATTTGAATTCGTGAAGACTGTCAGTGCACTTGCCAGTTTGGCCTTGCCCTTGACAAAGTCAATCATCTCATACATGTCGCGCAAGTTCTCGCATGCAGTGTCAAGCTTGCTCACACCGCGATACATGTCAATCTGCATCGTGTCCTGATAGTGTTCAAACTGGCTTGCTGGCACGTCCACAGGATCAAAGTATTGGCCAGCTGCCATGCCACGGCGGAAGATGCGATAAAATTCCGGACGGCCATCAGGACCAATGCCAACTCCAGACACATAGGTCTCGGTCACGACATTCTGGTAAATGCCGCCGATGCGGTCTGGCTCAACAGCCTGCAGTCTCAATGGCAACTGAACCATGTCGTCGTCGCTCATGCCGAGCTCAGACCCATGCCGAGTGTATGCCCAGCCGTAGTCACCGCCACGGTTCATGCCCATGATGCCAAACTCCAGCATTCGGAAGAAGTTGTAGCGGCCAGTGGCGTCGCAATGGGGAAACCACTCGTTGTTCAAATACTCCTCGAGTGCTTTGTCCAGTCCTGTGTCGCCTGTTGATGCATTGTAGGACTGCGGTGCGACATACATCGCATACTTGCGATTCAGCGTCTTGGCAGGAGCAAAGTTGTTCTCCAAGTCAAAAGCCTCGCGCATCAACTGCAACCGATCACGCTGAACAATGAAGCTGTTCGGAGCGATCTGGGCAGGTGCCTGTTCACGTTTGCTGCTGGCACGTGCTCCGTTGTAGGCGAACTCGTGCAGGATTTGACGAGCAGCCATGCGCTTGAGACCACGGACAGGCGACACTGCTGCTATGGCACGGTCGAGGAAGGTTGGCTTGAATGGAGTGGGATTCATTTCATGACACTAGGCTCCTGTGCCCTTGCCGATGGCAGGATTGAAGTTGGCTCGTAGATTGAAGGCTCGTGTGCCCTGAAGTTGGCCAAGAGCGTAGTTGGCCTCGAGCAAAAGTTGTTGGGCGTCTTGCAGCGAAGGAAAGGAAAAGCTGCGTCCTGCGATGGTGTAGCTTGTGCCACGGACGGTGTTGTTTGTGATGCAGGTGATTGCTGCTGCACGTATTGTCGCAAGTTCAGCGGCTGTGCACCCGACTAATGTTCCATTGGCGGCCATGTTGGTGGACTTATGACGTGGTTCCGGAAAAAGAAAAGTTTATTTTTCCTCGGTGGCTGGCTTTTGCTCTTCGTCCCCCGTATCAACGGTTGTGAATAAATGCTGGCGGAGCAGCGGCGACATTAGCGCGGCCACGAGCGTCATCTGGTCGCAGTCCAGAAGGTGATTCGCTCGATTGCGCGATACGACCCACTTCCAGCGTTTGCTGCCATCGGTGGCAATTTCCTGACGCTTGAACTCGGAGGTGGTCTGCCGTTGGTAGTCGCGGGAAATGTCCTTGGGCAAGGTCATGCGATAGGTGGCCATGCCATTTCGCAGCCGATGATACATGTTCTTGATCGGTTGCTGGCACCAGAAGAAGTAGCGTGCTTGGCGTGTCACTCGATCACGGCCAAGTCCGACATGGCCGACATTGGCAGGAGAGAAGGGATACTTGCGGGTGACTTTCTGGCTGTTGAACATTTCGTGGTGGGGGAAGGATTCCTTGTTCGTATTGTCACCCCAAAGACCTTGCCAACCATATCGCACACAGACCTCTTGCACTGTTTGGGTGTCGAAAGCAATGTCCACAAGAGTTTGAAGTGGTGGCACGCCAAGCTTGATGCGAAGTTCCTCCAACTCCTCCCAAGTTGTGATGCGACCCTCGGCGATGAGTCGGGACTCCTTGGCTCCATAGGCACGGCACACATACCAGCGATGGGCACCCTCGCCTTGGCTTGCTCGGCCAGCTTGGTTGTCAATGCACAGGAATCGGGACAACTCTCCTTCAAACTTGTCTTCCTTCAGATACTCACCCTTCATCCGCACAAAGTCCATGTCGCTGTCGGATTCACTCGGGGACTCGTCCCACGCGAGGGCGCGTCGCTTTTGAATATAATCCTTCAGTGGCTCAATCTGCCCAGCACGAGCAGCATAGCTGGCCTTCAACTTTTCCATGAGGATCTTCGCCAATGAGAAATAGTGCACTGCGACAGCCTCCCAGTGGAAGCTGCGATGGTCAGCGGCTGCATTTGGATTCGTGACTTCGTAGCGTCCTCGCTGTGCCTGCGAGCGACGGGAGGTTTCGTCCGTTGGCCAATCACGTCCGCAGTGTTCGCAATTGTAGCGGACGGTTGGCTCGATGGCGTGCCAGACATACTGGCCATTGCTGTCGATGGTGTCAGCATTGCGATCGAAGCGAAGCCTGTCCTTGTCGTCGGTCATCCTCTGGAATTGATGACAGTGGGGGCATGGCACGCACCACTCCTCGCAGGTTCCATTCTGGTAACTGGCGTCAGATTCATCACCGAGGACGCTGCCTGTGCTGAGGGTGATGATCTTGGCATTGCGAACACCTTCGCACCGTTTTTCGAAGGCTGTCATCATTCCAGGGCGATACATGTGAGGTTCCTCCATGGTGAGGTGCTTGACACGTTTGCTTTGTGCAGCGGACATGTTTGCTCCCACGCAGTAGAGGCTCATGTGAGGGAAGACGATCTTGCCCATGCGCTGCTTGAATCGGTCGAGTGGGAGCATTTTGTTTAGATCAGGATTCGCCTTGAGCATTGGCAGGATCCTGTCTTCCATGGCATCGGCACCGTCGTTGTCGGATTGATGGACGTAGTAATACAGTCCTGGTTCATTTTCGATGCACCATGCGATGTGCATTTCTCCCAACAGGGACTTGGCTGCTCCTGCTGGACCACGCACGTCCACACGACGAGTGTTGGTGTCGCCGATGGCAGTGAGTGGCTCAATCAACCATGGGGACTCCTCGGCGATGTAGGTTGGGTAGCGAGTTGAGTGCGGAAGACGAAGTCGTCCGTCGTAGTATTCAACCAGACTGCCGCCGAATTTCTCGGGCACAAGGGTGATGGCCAGATTCCTCAGCCACTGTTCGTCCTGTTCCTGCAGTGTGGTGCTATTTGTGTCCAAGGCGATTCTTGAGTTCCTTTGCTATGGCATTGTAGGTTGTCCTGTCCACGGACTTGTCCACAATGTCGAAGATGTCGGTGATGAGTTTGCCCCACTGCTGGGTGACTGCTGCCTTGGCGACGAAGTTGCCGCGCTCGACAGCCACCTCGAGCTCAAGCTTGTCAACCTGTGCTTTGAGCTTGCGATCTCGTAGGACATCGGTGGACTGGCCAACTTCGACTTCCTCCTTGGGATTTGCAGCAAGCCATGTGACGAGTGTTGAGTGGTATATTTTTGAATTGTAGAATGCAAGACAGTCGGAGGATTTCTTTGCACGCTGGACTTCGCTGACTGGGATCTGCAAATCCTCGCAGACATCCAGCATTGTTGTGTAGAATTTCCGTCCAGTCTTTTCTTCCGTCTGAAGTCTTGGACGGAGGCGAGCGGTTGGTTTTAGACGCTTCGAAGGATGATTGGCCATTATCAGCTATGTTTCAGATTCACAGACTTGTGCAGCAATGCTGACCCGAGGA